GACGTCGTCGGCTGATGCGATTGCTGACTTGAATGTGTCAGTGCCTGTCGGTAGTTCGGATGCGAACGTCGACACGGTATGTGATGATCTTGCTGCCTTTGCGGGTAGCGCCACGTTCAAGAATCTCGTTAAAAAGCAACTTTTAAACTACTAATTCAGTAGCAAGTTGAAATGAGGTTCTTGATAGTTTCCGTGGTAGCAATGGTCCTTGCGACTTTGCTAATGATCATTAGAGTTGACATTGGGCGACCAATGTTGCACATTCAAGAAGGAGGACGTGATGTCCGGCTTAAAACAGACTCGGCGCGCGATGCGCGGATTCTTCGTCAACCCAACCCAGCTATGGGAGAAGGTATTGACGGTAGCAATCAACAGTAACCAGTACGATGTGGATCTGCGTATCCGTGTTCTCATTGATTTGAAAACGCGGGACCACACAGATCTGCTTCAACTGGCTGGTGAATTGTCATCCACTGTGTATGATGACCATGCGACACATTATCGCATGCACCAGCTATCCGCTTTGATTCGCAAGTACCCTGGATTATCTCTTACAGGAATTAAAACCCCTGAAGAGGCGGCGCTCTCTACGTTTAATTACGCAGAAGCAAAGTGCCGGGATACAAACGAACGCCTTCGTACGGAATTCTTAGACGAAGGTCGTAATGGACAAGCAAGCGCTATCCATTATATGCGACAGTACCTTTCATATGTCTTGCGTAATAAGCAAGATGTAGACGAGGATGGTTTGGCACCCACGCCAGATCTTAACTTAATCGCAGAGCTTAGCGGTTTTACGGGAGGCGCATCTTTGGGCGTACATGGTAATGCTACCAACCTTTACCGAAAGCTCCGACAAGGAGCCGATGGGACGGGTTGGACATGTACCGCACAAGCGCTACCTTACTTTACAGCTGCACTTTGGGCTCACGCCCAAATAAGAGAATTGATTCTTCGAGACGAAGAACATGATCTAGTGTGTTACGACATGACCGAGTTCGTACGCCGCGTGCATAATAGCGTAAAGATAGTAAGCTACAATAAGATAGCTTTTGCACCTAAGGATGCCACTACTCTGCGAACAGTGGCAGCCGAACCCTCAGGAAACACTTTTGTCCTGAAAGGGGCAGATTTACTCTTACGCTCGTGCTTGCTTCGTGCAGGCATCGATTTGACAGCGCAGAGTCCCAATTGCCTTATGGCTTATCTTGGGTCTCGCGACTGGCGTACGGACGACCCTTATTGCACAGTTGACCTGAGGACAGCTAGCGGAATGCTTGCTCGCCTCTTGCCAGAATTACTTGTCCCACCTGAATGGGTCGAAGTTCTTAGTGCTCTAAGAGCGTCTGAGTACCTTATGCCTGACGGCACAATGGGTACTTATGAGTGTTTCGCATCTATGGGG